GACCTAAACCAAAATGATTGCCATTCGGATTGATTGCCTCAACACGCCAATTGCTTTCTTTTGTGATCAATGTATTGAAACATTGGAATTCTTTGTAATTAACAATCCTTGAGTGTGCATAGAGTTTCAATGCATCAATGCTTGCTTTTGCATCGTTTGTGGCACTTGCCGGTGTTGTGCTAACAACACATAGCACGGCCAATAGCACCAAGCATCGCTTGCGAGCTATCCGCCTCAGCGGCTCGCCCACGAGCATGGAGCGTACCGATGCACGCAAATACCAGTCAAGTTTGAGCGTGCGCTTGAGCGTGTCCCACAGGCTGTGCATAAAGGTTGTGGATAACTTTTTCATTTGCTACCCCATCCCATGCCTTTGAATACAGCTGCAACATTGCTCCAAATGCGTGTCATTGGAATTGCACAAGCCATGCAATTGCCAGCATCCACATCGCCATCAGCATCGATGGATCGATTGATGATTGCCATTGTGCCGCATTGATCACATTTGAATTCATAAGTGGCCATCAGACATCTCCTCAATCCTTGAATCATCAACAATCTTGATGCCAAATGTGCCACAGCTCATGCATTGTGCAAACCACTCATGCTCTGTTAATTCTGCACCTTTCTTGAGGCCATGGCGTTGCTTAGGTTTGCCATACAGCTTTGAACAGATTGAACAATCAAATTGAAGGATGTGCATAGTTGCTCCTCATAAGTGTTTCAATAGGCTGAAGGTTGATTTGTGGCACGCTCCAATTGTTTTGTGATTGGTTTCGATAGCGTGGTTTCTTGCACACGGCTACCGGAATCCAGCCAACGATGTGCATTTTGGGTGAGTTGCCTGTGACCAGCACAGCAATGTCACGATCATGTCGATCTGATTCCTGAATCCACAAATTTGAGTGTGCATTGGGAGACCATTTGACCTCAATGTGCTCGCCCACATCAGCTTTCTCTTTATCCCATGTCATGCCCGGTGTGTAGTCGTATCCCAAAGCTTTTGCCACAACCCACTCAGACACCATGGATTCAGCGTTTTGCGCTACATACTCAAACCATGACAGATTTCTGATGATGCGTGAGCTGTGATCAGCATCCCGATCCTTGCAATGATCAATGGCAGCGATCATGCATTGAATCTCCTCCATGCGTGTAATCATCGGCAATCACCACAAAACCAAATCACCTTTTCGTGCTGGTCATAACCTTTTTGGTATCCAAATGAATCAAGCTTCACAAGCTTTGAGCATTTGTCGCATTGCTCAATTTTGTACTCCTCCAGCACCTCGCCTTGAAAGTACAAACGCCCGGTCATTGTTTGAGGATTGAGGATTTCCATGTAATCGCTCACAACATCACCACCATTGCAATGAACAAGCAAATTTGGATTGCAATCAAAATCCAGCTCAATTGCTTTTTTGTCATACTTGAGGCTCCCATTTTCCACGGCTTGTGAATACATACCAAAGCGGCTCACATTGATCCGGCTTTTTGCCAACACATGAGAAATTTGCCCAATCCTTGCCCGTTTTGGCCGATGTGCCGGTGCGCCAAACGCGGTGCCCGTGTGAGCATTGCGGTGCCTCTTGTACAAGCTCTCCGCCCAATTGCTTGGCAATCTCATCCATCGATGATCCAAGTGATGGGATGCCTGATTGCTCTGCCTCGGCCGCTGTTTTGTAGCTTGGTACCTCACCAAATTTGGTTGTCCAGTAATCATGCTCAACCGGTTTTGTTGCATCATTGACTTTGACTTGCTCCATGGTCTCTTTTGTGGCCTTTTCTGTGCCACCCATAACCAAGGCCATCACTCTCATCAAAGCTGATGTCACAGTATCCTCAACAAACCAGCGTTTCATGTTTGGGTTGTATGCCTCACGATAGCCGAAAGCGTAATCAACACCAGCCGGCTCTGTTTCATCTTGATTGCGCCAAGCCTTAGCTTGTACCAGCACAAAGCCTTTGTCGGCATTGAATTCAACAATGTGTGCCTCAAGTCGGCCATTGGCAAATGTGGCAATCCAGCGATCTGTGCGCTCTTTGTTGCCTTCGTAATTTTCAAGAAACCCGGCCATTATTTGCTCACCTTCTCATTGAGCTGAGAAATGTGGCGAGATACCGCGCGGCCTCTTGTATAGCCTTGTCGCTGGCCTTCTTTGAATCCAACCGAATAAGACATGACCGCCCATAAGGCTCCAGCGATCACCATTGCAATGACAATTGATGCTTCGTTCATTTTGTTGCTCCCGATTCTGGGAGCCGCGTATCAGCTCCCGAAATAGAGAGTGACAGCAATGCCTGACATTTTCAACAATCACGCCTAAATCATGGCGTGTCGCTACCGCCAAAACGCTTTTCGATTGCTTTTTCATACTCTGATTTGTGCTTGTCTTTGAGGCCGTTGGATGCTAAAACGCCACCCAATGACCCGGTGAGAAAGATTGCCAAAGTTTTGAGCAAATCAATGAAAGCTGCATCATTGGGAGCTTGTGCCCCAATCGGCTGTGTCACAAAGATCAATGCGTATGTAATCCCCAATGTGACGATCAAAAATACAAATGACAAAACCGCGCCAATGAGAAACATCAGCCGTGCCTTGATTTCCTCTTGACTTAATCGCTCTTTACTTTTCGAGGCCATCACCGATCACATCCTCTGTGCAGGTGCCTGTGACTTTGCATTGTGGTTTTTGGCACTCTGGGTTTTCCCAATTCTCGTGCTCTTGGCATGGGTATCGCACCCAACCTTGATAACCACACCCGGCAAGGCTTAGCGAAAGGATCAAAGCTAAACCTGCCGCGCGTAGTTTCGGGATCATTTCCCCGTTGATCCGAAAGCTTTATCAGCTGGATTGAGCCAACGCAAAATGACCGGCACAACAGCTGCCACGCCACCCATTGCCATTTGCTCCAATGATCCGCCTGCCATAAAAACGGCTAAAGCTGCCGCGATGTATGACCGCGCCCATGATGCTGCAATTGCTTTTGCTTGCTCCATTATTTTTCTCCTTTTGGTCGATCTGGTAAATCACCAGAAAAAGGCTCATAAGTAGGTCGGCCATAACCGACCACAAATGAGCGTGCTCCCAAAGCTCTTGATTTCACCATGACTTCTCCACCATTGCGCTGACTTGCACCAGCTGATGTGTTGCCTTCGATGGTCACGATTTGTTTCTCTGATGCCCGAATTACCAAACCGATGTGATTGATTGTAGTTTTGTCATCAATGATGAAATCAAAGAAAACAAAATCCCCAATCTTTGGTGTGGTATGCCATTGCTTAGCCTTTTGAAATGCCTCAACTCCAGCACGCGTGCTGACCACATTTGGCACTTTGACACCAGCTTGATCAGCACACCAATTCAAAAACGAGCCGCACCATGGCAGCTTGTCGGCTTTCATGTGTTTGCCGTATTTTGTCTCATTGTTGCCTGTTTCGGCTGTGCCTACTTCAGCAAGCGCAACCTGAATCAAGCGCGGCAATGTGCCTTGTGGAAATGTCACAGCCCAAGTGCCTTCAAATCATCGGTGGTCAATCCCAATGCTTCCAATTTTGCTTTGGCAGCTTCTCTTGCGATTTCAATTTGAGCTTGTTCTGCCTTAATTGCATCAGATGCCAATTTTTCAGCTGCGGCTTGTGCCAATTCCTCAGCGTTCATTTCACGGGTTTCAATCTCACCTGTTTCAACATTGTGGATTGTGATCGTTTGTTTTGTCATTATTTCACTCCATAAAGTGTGTATGTGCCTTGGTTGGCCCAATCTGATCCAGCTGTTTTGAAATCCAATCGTGTGATTGCGGATGTTGATCGATAAATTACATTGGCTGCGGCACTTGTAAAAGTGTCTAGATTGTTATTGTGACCACCATTTGACATTGCAATTTTCCAATTAGTCGTGCCAGCATAATTTGGAAAATAAACCACATATGAATTTCCAGTTGTTAATTGCTTAACGCTGGAATTTCCGGTGATATCCACAAATGCCCATGTGCTTGCTGCTAATGCTGTTCCAGTACCACCGGTGATGTTTCGCATTGCGATTTGAACATAATTTGCAGCCGTTGCATCGTTGTTGATTCTTATACCAATTTGATCTGTGACAGTTGGAGCACAATTATTGATGACCAGGTATAAATCTGTATAACTACCGCTAATTGATGTGAGACTCAAACCATTGGTGATTGATCCGCTTGCAAGTGATGTGAAACTACCTGTGGAAATTGTTTGCCACTCCGGTGCTGTTGCACCTGAATTAACAGCCAAAACCTGATTTGCTGTTCCAATTCCTCGCCTTGTAAAAGTTCCCGATCCTGTGCCATAAATCAAATCACCGGCTGTCGTGATTGTTGTTGCCATTTCGTTTGTAATTGTTACAGCTCCGGATGTGCCACCGCCTGTGATACCGGTGCCGGCTGTCACCGCTGTAATGTCACCCACATCATTTGTGATCCACACAAAATCCATGTCGGTGTTTGTATTTTTTGCCAAAATCTGACCCGTTGTGCCGCCTTTGAGATCAGCCAATGATGAATCAACGGCTTGCCCAAATACCTCAAAATCAGCTGGCAAATCCGTGACCAAATCTGTGGCCGTTGGCATCTGCCATCCAAAATTGCTCGTTGGATTGCTCATGTTTTCTCCTTACGCCACAATCGTGGCATTGATCCAATCCAGAGTTGGATTGATTGTGTTCCATTGCTCAACAATTGGCACATCGTTCCAGCGCATTGCCTGCAACGAAAATGCAATTGGTGACAAAATCAATGAAATGCTGACCTGATTGTATCGGGCCGAAAATGTCCAGCCTTCAACAAAACCCAAATAATCACCTGAATTCATGTTCAATGGCAGATCGGCCACATTAACCGGCATCCCCATGAAAACCCCAATTAAATCATCACGATCAGCATCATCAAGCTCTGGATTGGTCAGCTCAAATGTGATGTTATTGAAATTGAATCGTGGATAAGCTCTCAATTCCAAATAAAAATCAGCTTGATCTTGTGCATCGGCTTGATGCTTGATTGTGGTTGTAAAAATTTGTGCGAGCTGACCATAAAGGCCAACAGAGGCAGAATCAACCGCGCTAACCTCCAAAGCTGAATTGTTGCCGTATCTCAGCGTGATGGTATTGCGCACATCGCCTGTTCGAGATTGGATGCTCAAACCCGATGCCAAAGCATGATTTGCGGTGAGATCGACATACCCATTGGCGGCCAAATAATTGGTGCGGTGAGTACTGTCTGCATAGGAAATTTGCCCGGTGCCGGATTCGTATAGATAACCCAATCCCGATGTTGCTAAAGCTGAAACCAATGAATAAACATCAGTCGTTGATGATGATCGGTTTTCTAGTTCATAATTTCCCGGCCGATCAATTTCACCCAATCCGCTGTTTTCTGCATTTTGCCATTGAATTGTTGGATCATAAGTTGCCCATGTCAATGCCTGTGGCACCTCTTGCCATGAGCTAAATAAAACCTCTTTCAAAATCGTATAAATCTGATCACCATCAAAATCATCATTCAATACACCTTCGGTGAGTGCTTTTGGCAAACGCGCCAAAGCTCCCAAAGCAATCACATTGATGCGTTGAGCATAGGTAACGCTGCCCACTTCGGCCACGGAAATGCCGACCTCAACAATTGATCCACCAAAAATTGGCACAAATATTGCCGTTGAATTTTGCAATTCAATTGTGATTGAATCATTGACAGCAATTGAAACATTGGATTGATCGAGGTTGATGATTTCCAGATTTGTGTAGCCGGCTTGTGCCTGTTCATAAATGTTTGTGCGACCGCTGGTGATTGTAAGATTGGCCAAAATAGCCGTTTGATACTGAACACCGCCAATGGTCACACGCCAAACCGGGTTAAAAAGTGTCATTAGATTGCGACCAATCCAGTCGCACCACCTGTGCCGCGATAATAAGAATTGTTGTACGCCTCAGTCATAGCACGGGTGAATCCTTCTTCATCAATAATTGATGCTGCATTTACATTGATCACAACGCGTTCAGCCGTTGAAAGCCCACCTGTGGCAGCCAATCGAGCAGCTGCGGCCGCCTCGCGTGCAGCTCTCAACCTTTCGGTTTCAGCCTTTAATTCCTCACGCTTCAAAATTGCAGCTTGCATGGCCGGTGAATAGGCAGAAAGTGGAGCACCTGTAAATGTTGGGGAGCTGGATGATGGTGCAAATCCTCCGCCAACTGGCCCGGTGTCAAAACCGCCTCCGGTTGATCCTGTATCTCCTGCATCAAATCCCACACCAGCTTTGAGCGACTTATCATTTGAATCGCCAAAGAAAAAGCGTGTGACCGGGTTATCCTTGACGAAATTTACAAATTCTTTGATTTTGGTGACTGTGTTGGAAATAAAACCAACAAGCTTTGAAAAGCCCGTGACAAGGCCACCCACAATTGTGCCGATTACTTCAAGTGCTGTTTTGAAAGTACCTCCCAAAAGTGGTGCCAAATACTTTTTGATGAAATCCCAAACCTTTGCTAAAGCATCATAAAAAGGTTGTAATTCAGCCGAATTGTCTGTAATTGCTTTTTTGATCTTATCAAATGCATTTTTCAAACCTTCAAGGATTGGCCCCACGACCGATCCGATTGCTGGAATTACCTCGTTGTATAAGAATTTCCACCAAGTAACCAAAACCGGGAGCAAATCCTCTTTGATGGTTTTGAAAATCTTGCCAAAAGCTGGCCCCAAAGTCTCTCCCAAATTCTTTGCAAAATCCTGAATTGCCGGGATACCTTTATCAACAAAATTGCTGACCAATGGCGTGAGCGCATCAAGTACATACGATCCGACAGTTTCTTTGGCCTCATCAAATGCAATTGAAAGCCGTGCCATTTTGCCTTGAAAAGTCTCAGCTTGTTTTGATGCCTGACCTTCAAAAGTCTTTGAAAGCGCGGCAGCGGCCGCATCGAAATCCTTTGATTTGATGATTGATTCATCGATGCCAACACCAAGTTTTTTCAAAGCTCCTAAATTGCCATCGTAAGCCTTGCCCAAAGCCTCGGAAACAGCTTGCAAATCTTTGCCAGTACCGGCAGCAATGTCCAATGCCAATGTTTGCAATTCTTGTGCCTTGGTCTGATCTTTTGTACTCCTGATCAACCGATCCAGCGATGGCCTTAATTTGTCATCCGTGATGCCGTTTGCCAAAGCTGTTTTTGTTATGTAATCCTCAACAGCTGCAATCTGGCCTTTTGTGGCACCCGTGACATTTTCCAATGTCGTTGCCAATTTTGCTTGAGCGGCTTCATCCTCAATGGCAGATTTGACACCATCAACAAGCAATGTGCCAGCGTAAGCGGCAGCGGCCGCACCAGCTACGGCAAAAGCTGCACCGGCTTTTTTTGCGAATCCACCAAGCTTGCCGCCAAAACCATCGACCTCATTTGATCCGGCATTGAGATTCTTTTTGAGGTTGTCAATGTCTGCCAAAATGGAGAGTTTGAGCGTTCTACTTTGACCGGCCATCACCACTCCTTCAAAATCTTTGTGAAAGCATTTTCCCACTCATTGATGATGTGTGGTTGTTCAGCTCTCAATGTCGGATAAATAAAGTATCCTCTTGATCCGCGACCTTCACGGCCAGACCACACCGGGAATTGCTTGTATTTATTTGAGCCGAATTCGTAACCGCCCCAAAGCTGTTGAGTTGTACCGCCACCGCTGAATTTCTGCGAAACAAAGCCAAATGACAATTCACCAATTTTGGATGATTTACTCACGCGCGATCCTTGAGCAACGCGGCTTGCCGCCTTATTTGGGCGGCCACCAGCTGATGAAATGATTTTGGATTGCACATAGGTGGCCAACCCATTTGAAACGGCTTTGGCCTCAGATACAGCTTGTTCATCCATGCCTTTGAAAGCCTGCAAAATGCCGCGCAATTGAGCTTTGTCATAAGTGATTGACTCAGTTGCCATTGCGTATCCTTAGAATCTCAAAAACAGTTAAAATGTCCTCAGCGGTTTGAAACTCTGATCGCGACAATCCCGTGGTGATCGCCAATTCCCAAATGATCCGGTTTATTGTTCCCGGCTCGTAGCTTTTGGGTTTTCGGTTTCTCCCATGTTTATGTCGGTTACAGATTCGCACCAAACCTCAAAAGGCTTCACAGGCTTTCCAGCCGATTCGCGCTTCATTGCGTGGTACGCCAAAAACATCAAATCAGCAATGCCCAATTTCTCAGATACTTGCTGAATCGTGTTTCCGGTTTTTTGTTCCCATTTCATCCACTCTGGTGGGAGCGCGGTATAGGTCGCGCTCTCCCCATTTGTGAATTCCATCGTGATTGCTAGTTTCATGCTCCCGATCTCCTTTGTTAGCTAATTGTCAAAACTGGTGTTGTTACACAAGTAAATGTCAATGAAACTGTCTGTGCATCTGGTGCTGATCCACCAGCTGATGGGAAAATTGGTTGCACAGAAAACGCAAATGATGCGCCTGTATCTGCTACAAGTACAACAGGCAATGCTGTATTTGGAGCTGATGAGGCTGCTGTCCATAACGCTTCACAAAGCGATCCAGTTGCTCCCCAATCTGCCAACATTTCAACTGCAAAAGATCCTTGCGAATCGGTCGTAAAATACGCCTTGCCGTCTAATGTCTGAAATGTATTGATTGTTGAATCAACAGTCAGAATTGCTGAGGTTGCCTGTGCATCGAAATTGTCACTATCAATGGTGAAAGTGATGTCTCTGCCGGTGATGATTGTCGTTGCCATTTTTTCTCCTTAATTGGTGTAGTAAGTGCTTACTTGTAAATCGGCCGTAAGGTATTTACCAGCACCGACTTCCAATGGTTGCGGTTGATTTACATTGCCGACTTCATAACCGCCCGGCATTGCGCTGATGATGTTGATCATCAATGTTTCAAGATTGTCCAAAGCTGCCGCATTGTTGGCATAAGTGACAACACCAGTCACAGTCAGATTGACCTTGACTTTTGTTGTTGCGCCATTGATCAAAACGCTTTCCAAATAAGGTGCATCCGGAATCAAACAGATTGATGGGCTTGTCATTGTCTCTGGGATGCCGTTATACACATTGGCAGCAATGGATGAAAGTGCTGTTTTGAGTGGTGTGCGGATTACGGATTCGATGCTCATTGACACATCGTTTCGACATCAAGAAACGGCCCAAGGAGGCCAATTACTCTGTTGGAAAGGCTGCGGCCTAAAACGAAAGGTGACGGCTGGAAATTGTCTGACATGATTTGGTTGCCGGGAGCTGTAATGCTCTGGAAAATTTCAACCGCCACAACCAAAATTGCATTTTCAATTGGTGGTGTGGATGCGTACAAAGCCGCTGCCGATCCACCACTCAATGTCGCTGTTGCCGCTGGAATAAACGGCAATGGATAATCACGATCAGCGGCCGCTGTTGCAGCTGTGAAAGTGTAAGGCTCAATCCGATCATCGGTGACTGTGTAAGTCGCGCTGTAAGCTCCGGCCCCGGTAACAACAACAGATTGACCCGGCACAAAGTAATTTGGCCGCATTGTGGTGAAATAAATGACGGAATCACTCACATTGGCAAAAGTCACCGATGATTGGTATTGCGTAAGTAAAGGCAAAACTGTTTGCTCAGCTGAATCAATAAATGAATCCAATTGAGCATCGGAATACAAAGAAACCGAGACACCCAAAATTTGTCTAAGCTGTGAGGCTGTAACTATTGCAGGCATCTCGGTTCCTTTCGTGTCAGTAGCGTTCGGGAGCGACCGCTACCGATTTTGAGTTATTTATGCGAGGTTGTTCCATGTTGCACCATTTGCAACCTTGGTTGCTAGTGCGCCATAGCCGTAATACAGGATGTCAATTGTTCCATCTGAATTGACATTGGTGCGTAGCGTAAAGCGTGGGCTTTCGTACCATGTGTATGAATCTGGGTTGATAACAACCATTGAAAGATCGCCTTCGGCTGTTGTTGATCCAGCTGTACCGATTGAGCGTGAAACATGGAGGTTCAGACCCGGTGAAACTACACCGCGCAATGATCCATTTCCAACATTTCCAGCTTGGTTTGATGGATTTGCCGCGTTGTATAGCGGTGCTCCATTGTCGTTGTATCCCATGATGTTTCCCCATTGTGTTGGTGAAACTACAAGTGAGCGAGCGAATCCAAGTGATGCGCCATAAACATTTGCAACGGCCTTTGATGTGTATCCAAGGAATCCGGTTGCTGAATTTGCTGATTGCGCTGTTGTGTTTGCAGCTGCCTGAATTGCAGCTGTTACATACTCATCAGTCTCTTTTGCATAGGCAAATTCGAGATTTTGTAAAAGAGCGGTTAGGTATTCAGGCCGGCTGCGGTCAATCAATTCGACTGTTGAAATTGCGCGGCCTTTGAAAGGCTTGACAGAAACAGAAAGAAATGTTGCTGATAGTGATGATTCTGTTACCGCTTGACCTTCATCGATCTGATCCACGCTTGGGACGGCAGAAATTTTTGGAATTTCAAAAGTCATACCTTCGCTCACGAGAGTTTCGCGGCTGATGGCATCGATCATTCCGCGATCAGCGTTTGCAAGTGCGTTGATCACATTTGTGCTCTGAGGTGTTGGAATCATGCCGGGTGCTGTTGATGTTGTGTTATCAGCTGCCTTGACATACTGGCGTGAATCCTCATCATGCAAAATGCTTGCCTTGAGGTAGTGCTCAAGGTATGAAACCTTATCCACAATTGGTGATCGTGGTGCTGTGTAGTAAGCCGGGCGAGATGCCTGTACAGGTGCGACTTCTGGAGCTGCTACCGGTTCAACGGCAGGAGCGGCTTGTTCGGTAGTGTTTTCCACTTTGTCTCCTTCATTTTGGTTTGTTGTATCTGCAACTGTTTCAGTTTCAGAATCCTCTGATGCGGCTACCTCTGAAACGCGTGCAGATCGCACAGCTGGTTCAGTAACCAATGCAACGGCTGTGAGCTGGCCATTGATGACCTTCATTGTGCCGTCTTTTTGCATTTCATAATTATCAACAGCCAACTCAATTGAGAATCCATCGCGTAGGCCTTCCATGGCCTCAGTCAATGCATCGGTGCCAGCTGTTGTGTTTGCAATTTTAAATGTTGCGGTCATTTCTTTGTCATTAACCGACATGGCAATGCTCTTGCCAATTCTGCGTGTGTTGTCATGCTCAAGGTTCAAAAAAACATCCTGTGGTTGAATCGATCCACGAGCAAAAACGACTTTGCCGGTTGATGCATTTGCGTGCTCATTAAAAGCAACGATGCGACCGCTGATTGTGCGTTCATTTGAATCAGCTGCCGTGATCTGCATTGGTGTTGTTAGCTTCATTGGATCATGTCCTCCATTTTCCGGATTTCATCGGTGGTGATCGCCCCGATGTCAAATAAAATCTTGTAAATGTCTGCACGCTCTTTTTCTGATCCGCGCAAGTAAGCCTTGAGATCAAATTCCACGCGCTGTGTTGATGGCGTGAAATCTGGCATGGAAAGCCTTGATGAAATGCTGTTCATCAGCGGCAGCAATGAGAAATCCAACAAAGTTTGACGAGCCGTTTGGGCGTTTGCATAGGTCATGGAGGAGCCTGTTGGCGCGTCAATAAAGTATGCCGGAATTCCCACGGCTCGTGCCAATTCGGTTGCAATGATTTCGCGTGCAGCGTTCAAACCAATTTGCTCCGGTGTAAATCCAACTGTTGTCAATTCAACATCGGCATTGAGAAACGCTGTGCCGCGATTTCTACGAGCTGCGCCCCATGCATCAAGCAATTTTGCAATGCGATCAGCTGGCAATGCTGTGCCATTTGATTTCAAAACCATTGATGGCACCGGTTCGCGTGCGTACATTGCGGCAGCTCTTTCAAGTTCTGCACCAGCACGGATTGTGCGACCAGCGCGATTCAATAAACCTTCATCGTTACCATAAAACACAACAAGTGAGCCAACACCGCTGTTTGGCACTTGCTTTCCATCGACTGTGTAATACTCAATCGATGTGCCGTTAGAATCTAAAAATGTGCCAACGCGATTTGGTGCAACGCGCCACATTTCGCGGACACGGCCTGTGTCTGCAAACAAAGACATGATTTGAAAATACGAAAAGCCCGTGAATAGTAAATCCTCACACGCCCAAACCCATGATGCGGCTCCTGGTACCCGTTTGTCCGGATCAGAAATCACAACAGGTTGATCAATGATTGTGCCTGTGTCTTTGTCACGGGTGATCATTGGAATTGTTGCAATCGATGAACAAATCATGTTTCGTGCGCGAGCAATTGCCGGCACACTCATTGCTTCCTCGCGGCTTGCTAAATAATCAGCTCCACCAAATGGAAAAAATGCATCCAGCGTTGGAGCAGGCCCAATCTGTGCAGCTACATCAGCACCGCGCGAAATCGCGACAGCTTCAATGGTGCGCTTTCGGTCGAATAATCCCATGGGAGGATTTTCGCAAAATGTCAAGCATCAACCCACCAAAATGTCGATTTCGGTTTCTGGGCGTGTCGCAAAGTGTGTCACGAGGCTTGCTGCTACGGCAGCGGCAACGGCCGTGCCGCTGGCCCGTCTGCCAATAACCCATCCGCCATCGCCTCTACGCAATTGCACAGCTGAGAGAATCTGCTCGGTCAGCTTTGATTGATTGCGATGTTTCAAACGCCCGGAATTGATCGCACCCAATAATTCATCACAAGCTTGAGGATAATCGGCATCCATGTCATGGATCGGGATACCGGCCGGCTGCATACGGGCCGCAACCGCTCCCGATGTGCGGCGGCTGTACAACAAATACTCAATTGGGTATTTGCGACAGTATGAGGCAGCATCGTTGGCAATTGCCCGATCATCAAGCTGGATAGTGTTTTCCCATGTGTGCAACAGCTTCACAATAAAGGATTCCGATCCAAGCTTTTGGGCGGCCACCAATGCAGCATTTTTGCGATCCGGTGAAATGTCGATGGCCATCCATGTGAGCTTGTCCTCATCGAGGTCAATTGTTTCATCGCCACACTCTTGCCACTCTTTGGCACCCACAACGCTTGAGATTGTCTGCACCCATCGATTCAAAACCTCAGTCATTACAACATCGGGTGGATCATTGAAAACGGCTCTGATGTTGTCTGGATGGATCGTTATGTTGAGGCCGGGATTTGCAAAGGCCGCATTTTCTAATGAAATTTCATCAGTCGGTGCTGACCACTCAAAATAACCAACATCATCGGATGCACCCGATGCAGCTGCCAAACCGCGCTCGCGCAATTGGTTGAGCACCATTGAGTGTGAATCCCCAGCTGAGGAAAAGCAATTGACCTGTGGATTTTTTGCGGCCATCAATGTGTATCGCATAGCTGCAAAGGTTTCCATGTCATGCAATTCTCGAATTTCATCCATGTGGATGGTTTCGGGTTTGCTCAATCCGCGAGCTGCCGATCCTCCAGCCTTGATGATAAAACGATTGCCTTTGATGGTTTGAATTTCCTCGGCACCATGTTGCCAGCGGATGCGCTTTACCTGATTGGCCAAATCCGCATTTTCCTCAATGATCTGCACAATCGCCCGGAATTGCTCCAGCGATGTGACCAATCGGTGAGCTGTGGAAACTTGCAACGATTCATCCCAATGGAAAAGCCCCATCATAATTCTGGCCATCATGTAAGTGCTCTTTCCATTTTGGCGTGCAACGCTGGCCACAGTCACGGGATGGTGATACCTCCCATCGGGCTTGATCTTGAGTGTGTGCTCGGCCAACCACTTTTGCCATGGCATAAAGCCGCCATCGATGATTTGGTCAGCAAAATCGATCAGCTCAAAGCCGCGTGAAGGCAAATCGTTGAGTGGTGAGTGGATTCGTGGAGCTGATTATTTAGCAAGCCGCGAGGAAGCAATGAGTGTGCCGGCAATTGCTCGCGCACGAAAC